GCGAAAGCGCCGATGAACGGTATCGTTTTGAGCGCGTCTAGAATCGCATCGGGTAGCGCCTTATCGCTGCGCAGCACATCGGCCGCGCCTTTCGCAAGACTTGCCGCCATCATCGGGCCGACAAGCGTGCCCATGACGCCCTTCGATTGCTCCGCAAATTTGTTTGCGAAAAAATTGCCGCTTTCTTTTCCAGCCGCGGGTACGGTCGTCTTTATTTGCTGCAATCCCTGTTCGAGGGATTTCGTGCGCGCGGTTATGTCCACATAGAGTTCGCCGGCTTTCTCGGCCATTGTTATATCCTCGCTGCAATCGAATCGACATAGGCGCGCGTGTCCATCGGCCCGCTGTCAACGCGCCGCAGTTCGCCGCGCGCGACATGTTCGAGCATGGCCGTGAATTCGCCAACAGAAAGCGCCAGCGGATCGGGTATATGGCATTCCTTCGCGAGTAGGAACGCTTCTCCGATCCAATCGCGCGGGCGTTCTACGCGCCGACTCGCGCTCGGCGTACCCATTTTCCCAGTGTGTCGTCCCATTCAAAGCCGACAAGTCGCAGCGCTAAGTCTGTGATGTCGTCGGGCGCGACGCCGTCCAACATTGCGTCGACACGCTCCGCGCCCGTCGACTCCGTCACAATGCGTAGCGCACCTTCGAGAGTAAAGCACGAACGCACCAGCGCCGTAGATAGCCGCGCATCCTCGCGTGCTTGCCGGCACAACGCTACCGACTCCGTCTGTGAAAGCCCTAAACGCTGCGCGTCCTGCGCCGCGTCCTGTGCCATGCGTTCCGCTAGCACATTCTGCATGGTGCATAGTTGCCGCACAGAAAGCGGCGCGAATCGCCGGACATCATCGCCAACCGTAATTGCAATTTCGCCAATCATGCCGACTTTCCTTTCTTGAGTAGCGCGCGTAATTGCGCTTCGTAGTCGCCGTGTTCCACGCGTACATGCTCAGACGCGCGCAGTACGCGAATTTCCGAAACCGTCGAAATATCAATGCGCGCAATTGCGATTGCGCGCCGCGCTGCTTCTTCCTCTTCGAGCGTTCCGGGAGAAACGCGAAACTTGGAACACAACCCGCCCGCGTGCCATATGCACACAATCCAATCGGTTTCGAGCGGCACCAATATCGGGTTCACGGCAAAAGCATACACGCGCCGCCGTGTGATACGGCGACGCGTGTAGCGGGTTTGCGATGCCCATCGACCGATTAGGATTGGCAAAGGCTCTGCGCGCGAGTTGGCGATTCGGTCGCAAAGTCAATGTAGACGCAATTTGGCGCGAGTCAAGCAAAAAAAACGCGCGCCGGCGGAGGCAATGCCGACGCGCGCGCAAAGAAAAAAAGGGAGTCTGTTATGTCGTTTGCCAAACAATCGTCGGCCCGCTCGAAGAGTTCATTTCAAAGTTCATCGACATGGTCGCTTCGCCGTTCTTGTCGGAGTTGAAAGCCCACGAATTGAACACGGCACCGAATTGCAGGTACGCGGTCGTAGAACTAGACGATGTGGCCGTGCCACCGTTGACGGAAAGCGTAATGGTGCCGCCGGGCTGCGACGGAAGCGCCGTAACTGGCGCTGAACCCCACGGCGTACCTGTGCCGTGCACTGGCGTACCGGAAATGCTACCTGTGATGTCCTGCACGCCAAGCCGGCGTACGCGGCCCGTGTGCGCGAAGCCTGTCAAATCCGACGACACATATGCGACATTTGCTGCCCATACTTTCGCATTGATTGTGTATCCAGCGGGAAGCGCAACATTTCCGTCGTTGCCCACAATGAAGGTTGTTGCCATTTTTTAGTCCTTTACGAATCCGACGATGTCGTACACATCGGTCGTGCTCCACACATCATCGGCGAAATCCGGCCCGCCGCGTTGCCGTAGTAGACACAGTGCACGGCTGTACCCGCTGGCGCTCAAGTCGACATTGTCAAGTAAGGTTTTCAAACGCGACGAAGCAAGATTTGCGTAGAACAAATCTGCGCCGCCCTCGAAGAAAGTAAACGACACGGTAACCGTGTGCGCCTGTGCTCCGAAATGCCGTTCGTACAGCGACTGCGTAGCCGTGTATACGCAGCAGGGAAACGCTGTATCCGCTGGTGCTGCGTCGTAATACACGCGGCCGGAAAATGTAGCGGCGAACCCGCTACCCGTGCCGCTGGTGGCGATCTTTGTACGCAGCGCTACCAATAGCGGGTTCATTTACGCGCCTCTCGTTGCGCGCTGCAACGCGCGTTGCATGGTTGGTTGGAATAGGTCGCGCACATTGTTAAGTGTCGGTCGAATGTATGGACGCGCTTTCACATTGCCGTAGCCGCGGTCGATTCGAGCGTACGGAAGTCGCGAGCCGTAGCGATACCCGTACAGATTCGGGCGGTCGATTTTCACGACCACGGCTTGCGTTGCCGTTATGTGGATGCTGCGCTTTTTCTTGCGAATGAAACCGCCGACCAGCGGTTGCACATCGCCCGTCGGCCCCAGAAGTTGATTGCGGCCAATCATCCAAGATCCGCGTAGCAAGCCAGTGTCGGCCGCGGGCGGTTGGCCCGCACGAGAAGCCCTGTGGAATCCGGCTTCGCGAAGGTTGCGCGCGTTCTTTTTTCCTTTGCGAACCTTCGTTGGAAAGCCACCGCCCGGCTTGCTGAGTTCGACGCGCATCGTGCGCGAAATAATCAGCATGAACGCGTTGACGCCCTCAACAACAGCCAAGCGTAGTTTCTGTTCGGCCGCTGGATTCGGTACATAGGTCACAGCACAAACACCGTTTCCCCGACAACATGCTCGGCTTCCACGATGGTATGGCAGTTTGCAGACGCCGTCGGGCGTTGAATCGGAACGCGCACAGAGCGCACCCAGTATTGTTTTGTATCTTCGTCGGATATGACATCGTCGGCTTGAATGTCGACGACGCCCGCGAAGTAAAAGGTCGCGGCGATTCGGGTACGCGAGCCGCCAGCAAATTCAACATCGGACGCGCTACGCGGCTGTAGGAAACAACGCACCGCGGAAAGCGCCGTCGTGTACGAACGCTGCATCGCTCCGTTGTCGCGGATAGTGTTCGTCGGCCGCGCAACATCTACCGACTTACCGTGCAATGCAATGAGGGTAGATACGCTCATCGGATTCGCTTATACGGTGCGAGCAAGCGCATTGCTTCCGCGTCGATTGCGTCGACGGCCGCAGCGCTGTAGGAATAATCGCCGAAACTTTCCGACGCCAACGAAGTGTCGCGCTTGCGCTGTTGGTACATGCGCGCCGCGATAAGCAAGCACGCTTGCACAATGTCAAACGGTACGGTTTCGTACCCGCCGTCGTAATCAACAAACACAGACACAGGCGCAGACGGCCAGCGCCCGCCGTTGCCATCGTCGTATGCACCGTTTCCGATGTACAGAATTCCGCGCGGCAAATCGCCCGTGACATCCAATTGCGCTTGATCTGCGAAAGTCGCGACCAACGGCGCGTCGATTAGATCACGACCAACGACGCGATTGATGCGATACGACGAACAATTTACCGAAACCGTCGCGCTAAATCCGGCCGTTGCATTGATAGTTGCAGCAAGCGCCGTGCTTGTCTTGTGATTGCTGAAATTTATGGTGGTTACGGTTTCGTTGCCGCTCGAATCGGTGCGCGTCAACACAAGTTTGATGGTGTTTACGGACACCGTCGCGGATATGTCGCTAGAAACGGCGCTCGAAATGGTCATGCACGCGAGCGAACCGAATCCGACATAGTGCACATGAGAAACGGGAGTCACTTTGAGCAACAACCCATTATCGCCATGTGCTGTTGTCCATTCGTAAACCCGACGCTGTACTACGCCGCGATCTAGGTACGCTTCGATAGCGTAACTCGCTGCGTCGATGGCATCTTCTAACACCGTATCATCGGTGCTAGTCGTGATACCCAAATGCGTTTTGAGATTCGCAAGGGTTGTAATAGCGAGCGCGTCTACGGCCATTGGTTGTTCGTTTCATCGGCGCGCATTGGCGCGCTATTTCGCCCGCGGATGGCGTCCGCGTCGGCGTGCTTCCTGTGGCGCTTCGATTGGTGCGGCCGGCGCTGGCTTCGTCGTCGGCGCGTTGATCGCCAGCGTAGCCGGCGTTTCGACTCGCGCGATAAGTTCGAGTATGCCGCGTTTGATGAGCGGAGCGGCGCGCTCGCTTAGTACCGCGACAGTCGCGCCGCGGCGGTAACCCGCCCAAGGTTGCAACACGATGCAAAGCGTGCTCACTGTGGCGTCCATGATGGCCTTCCGTTCTTGTGAAAGTCTGGCATAAACTGGTGCGCGCACTGCAAATTGGCGTCAGGCCATGTCGCCACCATTTGCAGGTGCCCAACCCGTACAAGCGGCGTCGTCGAAATCTTCCATTTCAATTCGGCCGCGCGTTTCCAAAAGTACACATCGTCGTCGACGCGATCTGTACCCCAATCGCCCTTCGCGCCTGCGTACCCAATAAACCACGGCAACGGCATTTCGCGAAGTCGGTCGACGCGAATAAGCGTAAGCCCGAAATGCCCGTGCAACACGGGCCAATGCTGGTCGGCGAGCCGTTCAACAGGCAAATGCGTCAACGGGTTGCCTGTCCCGTCGTCGACTTTTGCTAGCAATTCTGCACGGTCGCGACCAATCTGCAACGGACATAGCACATCAAGATTGTTGGTTTCTGCGATGTTGTACAGCGCGAGAATGTCGTGTGCGTCAAAGATCGTATCGAAGTCGACAGCAAGCACCCATTTATGCTTGCCGCCCGCCGCGACCTGTTGAAACACGCGTTGGATGCACTGCGTCCAAAAAACGCCCGTCGTGCGCACAAAAGGCATGCCCAATTGCGAAAACGCTTTCCAGCAACATTCGATGTTTTCCGTCCATGCCAAGCGCGGCAACGACATCACGGCATGCACATCGGGGAGCGCTCGAAGCGGGATACGCGCGCGCTCCGCGCTCGCACGCTTGACGGCGTGCAGGTTGAGCGAAACGGGTAGCGCGCTGCATTGATTGGCATCGCCTGCCCAATCGCCGACAACATCGAAGCCCGTCATACTGAGAAGTTCGGTTAGTTTTTGACGGTTGAAAATTGCTTGATGCTTGTCGTGTTGGTCATTGTGGCCGCCCATCAAAAACGATTCAATCGGCGCGCCGTTTCCTGTTTGGTAGCCGGACACGATCCAATCGAAATCGGGCACCGCCACAAACAGTTCGCCACCGTGACGCAGCGCGCGCGACCATTCGCGCAGTACAGCAATTGTTTCGCGGTGCGAAATGTGCTCAAGCACATGCGACGCCTTGATGGCGTCAAGTTGTCCGTCGGCGATGCCGTCAAGTTTGCGCGCATCGTGCCCGTTGATGATGTCCCAAGCGTGCCAGCCGTCTAGGGTTGCTGCGCCGCATCCGATGTCAAGTTTCTTTGCTTCGTTCATAAGACAGGCGCGCCCCTTTCGGAGCGCGCCCGCTGTAAGGCTCGGTTGTGAGTGTATCAACGCGCTGGCGATGTGACGAGAATATCGCACACGACATCGGTTGCGCTTTTCAAACCTACCGTAGGCGACGACAAATTTGCATGTACTGCGACGGTTTGAGATGAACCTGCCGGCGTAATGACGCTTCGCAAATATCGCTTAAAACCCTTTGTATCCAAGTCAAACACCGCGTACGGGTCTGTCGTTCCGGCCGACTGTGCTGGAAGCGAAAAATCCGTACCGCCCGTCAATCCACAATCAACAAAATTTGTGGCGTCGGTTGTGTCCGCGGTTTGGATTTTCAGCACCGTCGGCGCATTGGTAACCGACTTGTACACTTCGAGTCGGATGAAATCAAATCCGCGGCAATCCACATTTGCGGTCTGCGTCGCGTTCGTTGCCGCGCTCGCATTGGTTAGCAAAATTGATTTGCTGCTGTTGACGCTAAACATTTTTTTCCGTTTCTCGGGCGGCGCAGGTTTCCCCACGCCGCCCGTGTTTGGTAGTTGCGATTAGCGCACAGGCACGGCGTGCCAGTTGCCAGCGTCAAGGTCCGTCGCAGAATTGATACCCGCAACAGGTCGACCGATATCCGCCACGGCAACTAAATCTGCCGTAGCGCTTGCTGGCGTCACGCTCAGACGCAGATAACGACGCAAGCCGGCGGTGTTGAAATCAAACACGGCAAGCGGGTTGGTGCTGGTCGCGGCACCCGCTGCAATGGTGAAATCGGTACCGCCTGTTGCGTTGCAAGTAACGAAGTTTGTTGCGTCTGTGGTGTCGCTGTGTTCAACCTTCAAAACCGACGGGATATTCGTCGTCGACTGAAACACAGTGATACGCGCAGAATCAAAGCCCTTCGTATCAACGCGCGCCGTCGCTGTAGCGTTGGTTGCTACGGCGGTCGTCGACATCAAAAGAACGGTTTTCTGGTTTGAGATTTCAATCATTGTAAATCCGTCCTTTCCGTTTAGCGAGTGAGTGCAACGATTGCGCCCGCGTTGGTCGAATCGCCGCACGAATGGCAGTTGATGTCGACGCGCTGCGTGCCGCGAATAACGATTTCGTCTTGCTCGAATGCATTCAACGCGCTATCACTCGACTTGATAGAAATCGCGCGTCGGTCGCCGAATGCTGCGGCCAACGACAAATCGCCGAAGTACGCAAGCACGACGCCATCGGTACCTGTACCGATTGTGCCGTTCATGACCTGCACGAATTCGACAGGGTATCCAAAAAACTTCGGTGCCAATCCGCCTTGGATTTCCGCGAGGGTCACGCCACCAGCCGCCATTGCGACGCGTTCAAACATGGAATGCCATACCGCCTTATGGCAATACAGTTTGGTGTTCGGTGTGTTTGCGTAGTTCGGAAGAAGCGCGAACATCGACGCAACATCTGCGCGGATGTCGTCGGTCGAAAGCGTGGAAATAGCCGCGGTGCCAAGGCCCGAATCCGACTTGCCCGCGCTACCGACGGCGTCGATCAGTCCAACGATACCGCCGTATGTGCTGGTGCCGTCGCCAATGAATCCGGCTTGATCCTCGCGCAATGCGAAGTCGTACGCGATTTCACCCGCGACTTGATCTGCGATGTTTACGATTGCATCTTCGACGAGTTCCGAAGAGGTGGTCGTGATTGCAAACAGTTTCTTCGCTTGCAACGCGACATTGTCGAAAGTCTGCGTCGACTCAGTCGCCGCCTTCGTTTCACCAACCCAGTATGAAGTCAAACCGCCAGTGCGTCGCGGAATGTAGATGACATCGCGCGACATTGGATACAGTTTGGCGTTACGACGGAACACGCCGTATTGCTCGCGAAGCGAAATAAGCGTTTCGCTAAATTCGTCGGGCACAAGGAAACCGCCAGCGCTGTTGTTTCCTTCGCTGTGCGCCTTGATTTCGATTCCGTTACGCGAGCACCAATCAGCGCTCTTTGCGTGTCCAAGCGCAGAGAACAGGAAACGACCGAAGCGATGCGCTTCGTTGGCGTTCTTGAAGTTCTTAGTACGGCCAAACACCTTCGGCGCTTCGCCGCCCGTCACGATTGCGCGACGCTGCGTTGGTGCGCTCTCGGCAAGCGCTGCGCGAATTTCCGCGCGCACGCTCTTTGCGATGGTGTCGGCGTCTGCGCTAGCCTTTTCCGGCTTCGCCATGTCCTGTTCAAGTTCGGCCGCTGGTGCTTCCGACGGTGCAAGCATGATGTCGATAGTTGCAGGGTCAATCGGTGCTCCCGACTCATCAACGATCATGCAATCTTGCAACATGAGCGCCTTTACATGTGCGACGCCTTTTTCCCCGTGCTGCGCGGCTGCATTTTTCAGCGACGCGCCAAATTGTGCGAGAGTGATATTTTTCATGGTGTGAATCTCCGCGCTTCGAGTTACTCAAGACGCGCGCTCAAGGCACCATGCCGCCGCTAGCGTGTCGCCGTTTATCGAAGCCGACCACGGGCGCGCGCAATTTCGCGCGCGGCAATGGCCTTTGCATTATTCGGCTCGGCTGCGTGCGTCCTTTCGGCCGCGCGAGTTGCCCATGCCATAGCCGGCACAGGCACGACGACGCTATGCCGCCGCGGTTCTGCGTAGCCAAGCCAGCGCTTCGCATGCTCAGGATTTACAGCGCCCTTGCGTACTGCGGAAATCAACGCATCGGGGTTGCATTGGAGCGGCGCTACCGAAACTTCGATTAGTTTCCATTTCGAGAACACCGTATGCACGCCGTCGCCGTATCGCTTGCGATCCTCGGGAGTCGCACGACGCGTACCGCCGTCAACCGCGTTGTATCCGATAGACACGCCGCGTACGACGCCCTGCCCGACAACAGCGCGCACAAAGTCAGGGAAGAAGTCGCCCGTGTAATCCGATGGACGCTCCGCGAATTCAAAGTTCCCAACAATGCTTGTCGGCGTGCGAGTCAACAACGAACATTTCCCGACGGGTAGCGTGTAGTCGTGATTCCAAAACAGAACCGGATTTCGTTCATATTCGGTCGCGTCCATTCCCTGCGCGATCACTACTTCGCCGTCGCGGTCAAGCGTTGCCGTCGTAATAGTGGCTTGGAAACCAGAAGCGCTGGCGATAAATTCTGCGGATAGGTTTTTTCGGTTCATGCGTTTCTCACTCTCGCGCGGCGTTCGGCTTCCGCGGCGATATCTTCGTAATCGTCAACTAATGTTGGAATGAGCGCACAACGGCAATGCGGATGCAACGGCGGCGCTTGTATCTGTTCGTAGTCGAGTCGCATCGCGCCGCCGTCTGCGCCTTCGAGCGTGTCGCCCTTCGCGTAGAACGCATCATCAATACCGACGCCGTTTTTTCCGAAGCGCTTAGAAACGGCTTCGCAGAATTCGCACGGGTCCGGCGCTAGTTCCCAGCGCTTGCCCTGAACAAGCCCCGTAGATTTCCATGCGTCGACTTCGGCCGTAGCCGCGGCGCGCGCTGCCTCTGTTCGTGCAATCATTGTTGCGCGTGCGCGCGTCGCGCGTACTTCGTCGTTTTCTCCGCGCGCCCAATCCTGCACGCGGCGCGCGAGTTGCGCCGCATTTTCGCCGGATTGGATTCCGTCGCCCAGTATTTCGCGCACGCGTACGGATGTGTATCCGTTTACCGCGTCGGCCGCGCGCGAAGCCAAGCGCACGCTAGCGCGCTCTGCGTACGCTTCGATTTCTTTCGATGTCCAACCCAGTTCTGTCACGGCTTCGCTGGTCGCGATCTTCGACAGGTTGCGAAATCCGATTTCCGCGCCGCGCTGCAATGAGTCGCGAAGGTATGGCGCAAGCGCGTCGACCAATTCGCGATGCCAGCGCACACCGTCAAGCAAGCCGATAGTTCGATCCACCGATTCCAATGAACCGTCGCCGCGCTTGATTGCGTCGACCAATGCGCGTACCTGCGCTTCCAATACCTTGTCGACGCCCTTCAAAAAGCGTTCAAGCGCTTCGTCGTCGACTAGTTTTCCCGTGCTTGCTTTCGTGAGGATTTCGCGCGCGTCGGTTTCCCACAATGACGCGTGCGAAACGGTCGACGACTTTGCGCAACATCCGCAAGCCGATTTGGTTTCCGCGCTTCGCGCGCGGTCGAATTCCTCGACTTTTCGACGCGCCCACGCGTAGCCTTCGTCGCCGCCCCAGCCGTTCCATGCTTGTCGCCCCTTGCCCCATTCGTCCCATGTCGCGCCTTGCTTGTCGGATTCGTGGCGCGTGAAATACGCGAGCATGCGACGGATTGTTTCTTCGGATAACGCAACGCGGTTCATGAGGTCGCGCGCGCGAGCAAGCCCGACGGGCGTCATGCCGCGTTCGCTTGGCGGTTTGTCTGCGCGGTTACGCAGTGCGGCCGCTGCGTTGTCGGCGACGGCTTGCGGCGGCACGGTGTCGATATCTTCGAGCGCTTTTGATTCGCCGCACATTTCAAGCGCAATCGCGATTGCCTGTTCTCGGCTGTAGCCTTCGCCCAGTAGTTTCCCAATCTTGTCGCCGACGCAGTCTGCCGCTTTTGTTGCGACAGATTCAACGGCCGCAATCTGTGGCGCTGTGATCGGCTGCGCGACTTCGGGCGCGTCAACGGAAAGCGCAAACGGCGCGGCCGCTGGCACGCCGCCAATTGGTTGCCCGTTGAACAGCAATTTGTCCGCGTTCGCGTCGTCTACGCGTTCGAGTCCGTAGCGCTCGCGCGCTTCGTTCGGCGTCATGAAACCCGACGCCACCGCAACCTGTGTTTCTGTAAGGTCAAGTTGACGATTCGCCGGCACGGGGTCGTCGTACGCAAGCACGGCGTCGCCTTCGATACCGAACATTGGCAACAACCGTTGATTCAAAGTTTCTTCATCCATGCGCAGCAACGGTAGAACCGTCATTTCGCGCCACGACGCGAAGCCAATCGACGCGCCCGCCAAGTTCGGATCGTTCGCCTTCAACATCGACACGGGAACACCAAACACAGCGGCGATTTCTTCCACCACATCATCGCGCCCTGTCATGTCTTTGGGCGCGAATTGCAATGGCTTCAAATCAATATCACTAGTCGAAATGAGGAAATTTCCGCGGTTACGCGTGCCGCGGAATTTCTGTTTAATGCTGCGTTCCACTCGTTCCAGTTCATCGCTTGACGCGTTTCCTTTTACCGTCATGAGATAATCAGGACGCCCGCTATTTTGAAACCACGACAAGTCCATTTGATGCAGCGCTGCGTTTGCGTTTGCTGCTCCCCATGCGGCTTCGAGTTTCCCCATACCGTAAAACAGGTCGCGCGGATTCGGTCGACGGAAATGCAACACTTCGTCGGTCGCGAAGGTCTGTTTATTCTCGCTTCCCTTTCCGTAGCGATAGCCGGCTACGAATTGCTCCGCGTCGGGTATCACTTCGGTCCATTGCGGCGGCATCGGCCACAGTTCCGACGGCGTACCCAGCGAATCGGTAACGACATGCAAGTACGCGTTGCCGCAGAGTTCTTGCCACACGACACGCAACACGGTTGCATCGAAACCATTGAACCACGGATTCGCAGTCGACAGCAACCGTAACAACGGATGTTCGTCGGTCACTTCCTCGAAATCTGCGCCCAGTTCCGCGGCCTTGCGCATGACATGCGCCGACGGTTGCCGCGCTCCGTCGCCGTTCAACCACTGCAACGACTTGCGCGACGCGCGACGCGTGCGCCACAGACGACGCGTTTCCGGTGCGCTGCGTACATACAGACGCAGCGGCGTCGACGCGACGGCGTTTGCGTTGATAGTTGCCGCCGCGTAAACCCATGAGCCGTAGTATTCAACGGCTGCGCGCTGGTCGAACGGCTGCGCGCGCCCTTCGCCTGCGCGAAGTTCAAACGAACGAACACTTCCGCGAATCCAAGTGCGCGGGTCTGCGGCTTTCAAGATCGCGTCAAGTAGTTTCATTTATACAACCCGCATGAGGAACGGCCGATGTTTGCGCTTCGCTGAAATCGCGAGCGCGAGCGCGCACACGCCGTCGTCGTGCCCGCTCTGCGCTTCGTACGAAACGCGCCCTTGGCTATATCGGAAGCCGAACGATTCAAGTTCCGCCCGCAACCAGCCGTCAGGGTAGCGCACGGTGCGCCCTTGAATTGCGGCCGACAAACCTTCCATCAATTGTTGCTTGCTGGTGCTGCTGAATTTGAAGCCCTCTGCGTTGCGGCACACGCGCGCTATATCTTCTACGATTGGATCGCCGACGCCCGTTGAATCAATGAGCGCGGGAGTGTTGCCAATGATGCGCGCCACGCGCTCGCGCGTCGCGCCCCAATCCGATTGCCAGCGCTCAAGCACGCATACCGCGCCGTCGGCGTCGACGCCACAAACCACGGTCCAATCTTGACTCTTCGCAAGATCGACGCCGAAAGAAACCGCCGGCGCTGTCGATTGCGGACCGACGCACGCGCGGATCGCTTCGCCGCCGAATGGGTTTGCGCCGTCGTCGGTAGGTTCCGCCAAGTACAGTTCGCGGAACACATTGTCGGGCAAGATCGCGCGCGCCTCTTCGATTTCCTCGCGCGCAAGTACGCCGCCCTCCACTGCATCCCACGCCGTAAGTCTGTGGTACGCCATGTTTGGTATACCTTGCTCGGCCATTCGAGCGAGTCGGTATACCCAATTTTTTCGGCCCTTTACATTGCCAATGATGCGCAACGGTCCGCGCGTCGCAGTGAGAGTCGACCGTACCGCGTTGAAACTTGCTTCCGCACAGCGCGTCGCCTCATCAATGACGGCGGCTTGCACATCATCGCCGAATAGCGAGTCGGGATTGTCTGCGGATTTGAACCACACGCGCGCACCGTTCGCGAGTTTGACGCACAGTTCAGAATCGTTGTCGTTCCATGTTCGCATCGACGGATCTGCTTGCCGAAGCATTGATTGCAAGCGCATATAGCCGACGGTTTTTGTTACATGGAAAGTCGGCGCAACCCACCAAAACGCGCCGCCGTTCGAGTTCCACGCTTGCGCCAGTAGCCACATAAGACAGCCGGCCGTCTTGCCGGATTTGGTGCTTGCTTCAATGACAACAATCCGCGCAGGGTCGCAGATTGCAGCGAATTGCCGCGGATACATGGCGGGTAGCACTGGTGCAGATACGCGCATCCGTTACGCGCCGCCGCCGCCTGATCGCAGCGTAATCGGTGCAAGTTCGACGCGTTCGGTTGCGCCGCCACCGTCCAAGCGCTCGCATCGGTCGGCGTGTACTAGCGCATCCATGTTTGCGCGCTGCATCGCGAGTAGTGTTTCTACGGCGCGCAATCGGTCGCGGTCGCTGCGCGCGTTTGCGATCATTTGTTCTACGACGGTCGGAAGAGTCGCCATCAAATGCGATGGAATTTGCCAGCCTTCGCGCAACGCGCGTTGAATCAACACAAGCCCAGCGCGGTCGTGCATGTGTGAAATCACAGACGGCAACGGCGTCGAATCCTCCGCGGCCGCTGGCGCTTCTTTCGCTGCAATGTGTTTTCGCCGACTCATGAGAACCGCGGCACCAATTTGGAGTCGTACGCCATACCCGCTTCGCAGTATTCGTCGACGGTAAGTTCTACGACCGTCGTGCCGTTGGGCGGCGTCCATTCGGCGACGCCGTCCCAAATAATCACATTGGATACGACGGCGTCGGAAATGATCGCATAGCGGTTCAAGTCTCAACCACCAATACATACCCTGCGCCACCTGCGCCACCGTTACCCGCGCGCGCCGCGTAGCAACCGCCGCCACCACCGCCACCACCGCCACGCGCGCCGGCTGCGCCGTCGCCGGCGAATGCCGACGCGTTTGCGCCGCCACCGCCGCCGCCACTCCCTGCGCCTATCCAGTAGGTCGCAGACACCGCGCCCGCGGTGCCAGCGACGCCGACGCCACCACCTGCACCGCCGCCGCCGCGCGTCGTCGTTGCTAGTCCGATTGCGCCGCCCGCTGCGCCCGATTGCGCGGTGCCGCCACCTGCGCGGCCACCGCCCGCGCCGCCACCTGCGCCGCTGTGGAATCCATACACGCCCGCAGTCGTTGACGCTGGCGCGGCGTCGCCGCCTGCGCCGTACGCGAAACCGCCGCACGCAACGGCCGCGCCACCCGCCGCGGATACCGCGGTGCCTGCCGCGCCACCTGCGCCACCCGCGGCCGTGATGTTTCCAAACGAAGTCGCGCCGCCTGCGCCGCCGGCCGACGGGGTTATGGCACCAGTTCCGGCGCTACCGCCGCTACCGATTGTGACGGTAACGCTAGACGGCACATTGTTGGCAAGCATTGATACCCAAGCGCCGCCGCCCCCGCTACCGCCGCCGCCGCCTGTGGTGTCGGTGTCTGCGTTGATTCGTCGTCCACCGCCGCCGCCGCCGCCACCGCCGACAAGAAACACCGACACGAATCGCGCGCCGTCCGATTTCGTGAAAGTTCCCGACGCCGTGAAATCTGTGGTTGTGCACGACACCAGCGTATTTAGATAGGTTTCAACACCCAAACCCGATTGCGTTCTTCCGAACGGAATCGTCTGCGGGTCGAGTGTCGGTAGGCTGCGTGTGCTCATTCGTAGCGCCGTGCGCGGTCGTACCCGTTCGCACGCTCGAAATCTTCGATAGCGTGAATGTGAATCCTACGGTGTGTGCTGTCTGGCATCGTCACGCACGCCATGCGCCCGCTGTTGCACCATTTCGCGACGGCCGCATTTGATACGCCAAGCCGTTTACCGACTTGTGTTGTGGTCCACCATTCGCGATCTGCTGGCGGGCGTTCGCGGCTACCGTTGCCGGCTAGTTTCGACTTTGCTTTCATTGTCGGCTTCCTCGACAAACGACGGCGGAACGATATACCAGCCCTCGGGAATTGGTACGCGATTCTCGCTCAATTCCCATGCACCGTTTGCATAAACATACACACGCGCGCTAGTGCTCGGACCGATCCGAATCAGCGCGCCCTCCGGTACCAGCGTCACGCGCGCGCAACCACTGGCGCACGCGACGGCCAGCGCGAGAAAGCGCGCCGCGATTCGTCGGCGCGTCGTTTGCACGGGTTTTTCCGAATAGGTGCCCATAGGTTTCAAGTACCGATTTCAGCACGGCCGCTAGCACGGCCGCTAGAAAATTCACTTTGCGCCCGCCTGTTCACTCGACACGCGATTATCTCGCGCTGCGAGCAAGCCGATGCCAGCCATAACGGCGGCCGCGACGGCACCCCAATCGGGAAGCGTCAATGGGTCCGCGTCAAACAGCGCGACGCACGCCGTACCGACGGCTGCGAGAATTGCGGCAAGCCCTGCCGCGGTTGTGCGCCATGATCCGTTTACGAGTTTCTGCATGTTAGTTTCTCCGTTCGGATTCGAGTCTTTCAATGCGGCCGCGCAGTGTGTCAAGTTCGCGCACCGTTCCGGCGTCGGCTGTCGCGTTCGCGATACTTGCTTTTGCGAGATCCTGCACAATGCTCGCGAGTTCGTCGACGCGCGTAGCCGTGCTGGTTAGCACCATATCGCGGCGGCCGACTTCCGCGGCCAGCCACCACATGCCGCCGACAAGCGCTGCGAGTTGTAACACATTCAACAGCCTATCAATCCCTGTAAATTTCGCGGCCGTCATAGCGTGTTTTTTCCCGCGTCGATTGCGTTGCGAAGCGCGTCTAGGTTTCTTAGGCGCAGCATGAGTACCCATTCCGTATCGCCGTCCTGCCGCATAAGCACCACAGGCACGGCACCGCTAGCGGCGTCGCGTTCGGCCTGTTCGAGAAATCGAAGCGCCGCGATACTCGCGTATCGCTTGCACTCAATATGCACTGGCGCGGCCGTCTGCAAATCTGCGTCGCCGTGTCGCCCGACGCGCTGCGCGCTGCGATGCGCGGCGCAACCCGTCGCCGCGTGCCATGCGGCCGCTGCTTCGCGTTCTCCGGCTGCGCCTTTTGTGCGAGAGGTTCGGCCCATGCACGGAATATCGGCGACGCGTTCGCGCGCGTCTAGCCGTAGGGCGACTACCAAACACAAACGAAAGCGCCGCCGGCGGTTGCCAGCGGCGCGGTGCTTGCGTTTCTTTCAAATCAGAAAGCGTCGATTACTTCGGGACTATGCGAAACTCCCAACGCAGATTCAATTGCCATTTCTGCGCGCACCAATTCCGTACGCGCGAGTCGTGTCTTTTCATGGGCTTCGTTATATGAAACGATGCAATTTCCGATGCTGCATTGTGCAAGCCAGCGATGCGCAGACTTGTACGCCATGCTCGCTTCGTTGTATTGATTGATGAGCGCTGGTGCGACGCTGCGAAGTTGAGAAGATGTGAATGCGGAAGTTGCCATTTGTTATTCCTTTCGTTCGCGGTCGGCCCGCGTGGCCTGTCGCGACTTGCGACACGCACAAGATACAGCGATTCGGCGCGATGTCCAGTGCGCCTAGACGAATTCCCGAAAGATTCTGCAAATAGACAAACGCCCGCTTGCGCGGGCGTTCGTCGGTCGATG